GTCCCTTTACAATAGCCATTTTATTTTTCTCCTGTGTTTGTTATGTTTTTATTTTAGCATGGTAATGATTGAATTGTCAAATTGGAACTCCAACTTTTTAATTGCTTCATCATCCATATCGCCTATATCTTTGTATTTTTTATCTAGCTGTATTACTGTAACAAGGTGGCCTAGCTTTTCAACTAGTTTATCTTTCATGATAGAGCCAGCCTCATCATTGTCTGCAACAAGCACAACATTATTGAAGTACTTTGCTAATAGTTTAATCTGTGATGCAGATACATTAGCTCCCAGTGTTGCAACTGCTGGAAAACCTACTTGATCAAGTCTAATAGCATCAAATGATGATTCAACTACATAGACTGTTGTTGATGTTTTAACTCTGTGCAAGTTAAACAAAATCTTACTTTTTGGCAACCCTGGGGTATTCTTAAAGTCTTTGCCTTCAATTGTTCTAGCAACAAAACCAATACACATTCCATCTGGAGTTGACATTGGTATTGTTACCGAGTCTTGTTTTTCTGAAAAACCTAAATTAAATTTTACCACAGAATCTTTTGTTATGCTGCGACCCTCAAAATATCTCATTGCTCTTGGTGATTCAATTGCTTGATTATTTAGTCTTTTAATTAGTAGTTCGTCATACTGAACAAAGTCGGCTGGAGCATATAAAGCTTTATTGATTACAGAAGAAAGGTTTAACTCCTGCTCCTTGCTTTTTATATAACGAACTGCCTCAAAGTATGTCCTATTTGACATAAACATAATTAACTCAGTTAAATTTTTTGTTACTTGACAGCCAAAACAAAAGAATAGGCCAGATTCTTTTGAAACTTCTCCTGCAGGTGTTCTATTATTATTGTGATATGGACAAAATATAATAAAGTCAGAACCAAACTCAGCCTCTATATCAATTCCTGCTCCATTAAGAACACGACGAATTTGATCTTCTGTATATATATCTTTACTTGCCATCTTCAAAATCCTTATAACGATAATAGCCCTTATCAAAATCACATTGAACTAGAAAATCACCCATAAAACCATTACGATTCTTTCTAAAAGCACACTCAATAACATCACTATTGCTTGCACGACCCATTGCTAATACCCAGTCAGCATCGTAGGCAATCTGTCTTGACCAAGAAGTTTGTCCAAGGGTTGGAACGCTGGACATATCTTTTGCATCATCTGGGGTAGCAGATGAAATAGATATGATAGGCACTTCTTCACTAATAGCCATTAATTTAAGTTCTCTTGAAAGGTTCTTCATTCGTACCGTTTCATTATCAGATTTTTGATTTGGAGACATTAACTGAAGATAATCTACTATAACGAAGTCTGGTTTATACTGGTCTAGCTTTCCACGAATAACTGAAGGGGTTACCTCTCCACCAGAATCGTTAGAAATAATATGAAATGGTGGACGACCCTCAATTTTATCTGCATGCCATTTCTTCATCATGTCAAGTTCAACTTCACCATTTGAAAGTTTACGGTGTGACCAAAGACCTTCTCCCATAATGGTAAATGCACGGTTGCGAACTTCTGTTTCACTCATCTCAAGAGAGATTACAAGGGGTGTTTTACCTTGCTTCCAGGCCTGTACAGCAAAGTATAGAGCCATCCATGACTTTCCTATACCTGGGTATGCTAGAAAGACTCCTAGCTGCCCTGGCATAATTCCAGAAGGTAAGTAATTATCAAACCCTGGCAAACCTGTTTTAATTCCTCTGTGACCAAGTGCCTGCTGTTCTTTAACATTTTTAAAATATGCAACAGCAGAGTCAATATCTGTTGCATCAATATCACGAATTGATGAAGTGTTTTTCTTTAACTGCGAAGTCTTTGTAATTAATTCTTCAAGGGCTATTGAGCCTTGCCCACTTTGAACTTCGCCTGCTGCGGATCTTAGAATGTCTTTAAGACTATCATTTAAATATTCTGTTTGGAGTTCTTCAAGGTGATGTTTAGTTGCACCAATTCCTTGTACTGGCTGAAAGTCTCTAAACTTTTCTACAACTAAAGATGTTGGGGGTACTGTTCCATTATTTTCAGCGTATAGTCTAATAAAATTCCATACATCATTGTGAGTACGAAGCAGTGTCTCTACATTTGCCTGCAACAAAACATGAAGCTGTTTATCTGCTAGGACCGCTGAGATTACTTTTGCTTCTGTATTATTCACTCAGCCACTCCTTTGCTTTTTTTCTTAATTCTTCTCTTTGTTTAATATCTTCTTCTACTTCTAGTTTACCATTAAGAATTTTTTCTGCATTATAAGCAAAGTAATTCCAACTTGTTTCTTGTGCAACAGAAAAGTAATAATCTAGCAGATCATAGCATTGGGAAATTCCGTAGGACTCAACTAGCCCATCTGCTGCCCATTGTTCTACGTTTAGGTTTAGAGATGGTTTTGTTTCATATTTTGCTGTATGTAATTTTGAGTATCTACTGAGCAAAGCCATTCTGTCTTTGCGTTCAGCCATTATCCTTCAGATGCCTCTTCTTGTGCTTCTTTGATCTTCTCTGTAAGCTTATCTTCTACAAACTTATATACACGATTAAAAGCCTGGTCTACTGTTTCACCATTACGTGCATTATCAATAACTCCAAGGTCAAGTCTTAGTGACTGGAAATTTCCCAGGTTAAGAGTATATCCAAGTGTTACGTTTACCTTTGTTGAATCGTTTTCCATTATCCACCCATTCCTATTTTAAATGCTCTCTGACCAAGTTGGAATAAATCTTCCGTCTTCTGTCTTTGTATATGTAAGAATACCATCTCCCATTCGCCTTGTCAATTCTTGACTAGTAGGAGTCATGTTATTTGTTATTAATTTGTCTCTTCTTGGTTGTCCAATATGTATACTTGCAAGTATAGCACGTATCTCTTTTACTTGTGATTCTGAATAGTATGCTCTTACTTGCCATCCTGGTTCCCCGCCTTTTCTTGAACCTGTTGGTCCAGGAATAGTTCCTGATTTAATTAGTCTTGGTAAATATTTTCTATGTCTATTGACAAGAATAGCCGTTTCTGTTATAGTGTATGCTCTTTCACGGTTGCGCCTAAAGTCAGTACGCAAACAAGTTTCAAGTCTATCTTTTGTAATGTTATAAAAAGAAGTCATTCCAGTTGATCTGGAGTTGTGATGCATTCTAACAAGGTCACCATTTAAAAACCAAATCTTTTGGTTTCCTTTTATTACAGACTCGTTATTGTATTCTTCGCTCTGTATTTTTCGTTTAGCAGTAGCCATCTGCCCTCCCTACTTTCTTGCGGGGGATGATAAAACTTTCTCTCACCACATCGCACACAGTAGGTCTCAATATGCATTTGAGAAGTATATTGTCTGTCAACAAAAATCCTACCAGTGCATCGTTTACAAGTTAACATATTTATTTTAATACTGTTTTTTAGTCTGCTATGTATAGCTCAGGAGTTTCATCTTCTGATGCTTCCTGTTCTTGCATATTAATTGTAATATCAGCCCTTAGTATGGCTATCTGTGTTTCGTAATTGGCAACTAATTCGCCAATTCTCTGCTGTAGCGCAGTAATTACTAGATCGTGCTTTGTAGTCATTTTTACCCCTTTTAAGTATACAAAATATATTTAATTATAGCACATATATCTGAATTAAAACTCATAGTAGTTATTAATAATTTCTCCATTAACAAAGTCCAATCCAGCAAATTTTCCATATTCCCATAAATATCTACTGTTTCCAAGCCTACCATCTCCAACAAGTCCATCTCCAGTTAAAACAAGTTTTATTTCATCAGAGGATATTTTTCCTAAATAATCTGTTTGTTGTGGCCAATCCGAATAAACAGTTCTTCTTTTATTTTTTCCTTCATCTCTATAGTAAAGGTGAAACATAAACATTTTGCTAGGCACAAACATGTCATATCCGTGAGTGTATGCTCTTGCTGCTATAAATATTTCTTCTCCGTCAGCAAATATTAAATTATTTGGCTTTAAAAATTCTCCTTCTGTAAATATAGATCCGCCGGAAACAGAAATAGAAAATTTATTTCCCTTTGGATTTAATGTAGTACCTTGCATTGGCGTTCTATTATTTTTAAATCTGTCCCTATATTTCCAGTAAAACTGGGTAACAACTTCTTCGTTATCTCTTGTTTTTTCTATATCACCTTCATACCAAAATGGTTTTGGATATTGAGTTATAAGTGGTTTTTCAAACCCATTAGCTTTATGTGCTTTTATTTCATTTATTAAAAAAATATCCCAATTTAAATCAAATCTACTATGAGCATCTATCTGAAAGTAATAATCTTCTCCAGAGTATAAGCTGTGGGAAATAGATCTTCCAAGACCCATGCCGATATTATCTGGTGCTTTGCTTTCAATTAATTTAACATTGTGTATTTGTTTTACTGGCTCTATCCATAAATTGTCTTGATAAAATATTGAGTGTACACCAAAGACTAATTCAGTTTCTCCTGAAGATTTATTTATAGCATCCTTAATAGTCTTTTCAAGTTCATAGTCATGATAAGAAGTTATTTGAATAAAGATACTTTTTTTCATTATTCCTGCCAGATTGCGTGAATGCATGTTGTACAAAAGCTTTCATAAGAATTAGCGATCATGTCTTGTCTTTCTTGGCTTTCCCATATATATTTAATTGGTGTTTCATTGATATTGCCAAATACCGTTTCAAAATCATAATCATTGCAACAAAGAAAGACAGAACCATTTGCATTTATGTGCATCCATGTGTCAGGTCTTCCCCCCATATTATTGCAGCCAACAACTTTGCTTTTAATGTTTATCTTATTTTTCATGATTTTACGCTTATCAAGATATCCCGCTCTATCTACTAATGCAGTGTTTGTAGAAATATTAATTTCGGGAAATTTTTCTTTCATTTGTTTAACAGCAGTAGCAGTATCTCCAGTATTATCATTTAAGTCTATTTCTGGAGAATTTTCTAGCAACTCCATGTATCCAAGAGAGGTCTCGTTAATTCCATTAACCTGCATTGAAATTTTTTGATTAGGAAAGTTATCTATAGCATATCTAATGTTATCCATTACTCTTTGGTGCATACTTGGACTTTTCCCCGTCATTTTTGCCCAGGTGTTTGCGTCAGCAGAAGGTGTATTAAAATGAATTAAATCAACTACATCTTTGTATTCTTTTATTATGTCCATTTTGTCTTTTGTTAGTGGGGATCCGTTTGTAAGAACCATGGTCCTTATTTTTTGCTCTCTAAATAAGTCAAGCATTTCCTTAAAGTGTTTATATAGCAATACCTCATTATAATGTGCGGTATAAATAAAAGAAAACGAAGGATCTACAAAGTCTCCAATTCCATCTTTAAGCTGTTTTATGATAGAACTAATAGTGTCAATAGACATTGTGTTTCTTCCAATTAATGGATTTTCTTCATATGCTACAGGACAAAACCAACATCCAAGATTACATAGTCCATTAGGATCTAACTGAACTAACTTAATCACTTAAGCCAACTAACAACAGCATACCTTTCTCCCTCAATAACTGGAGACACTGAGTGATTATAAACATATGTAGATGGAAAAACTATCATCTGATTAGCTTTTGGTTTAAATGTTATATTAAAACGAGGGAAGTTAATTTCTCCACCCGTGTAATTATCATTTAAATAATAAACAGTAGACACTCTCCTGTGATATGATGGATGATCATCTATATGATTACTAAAGAACTGACCAGCACCATACTTTAATATTCCATAAGTGTCATGCCAATCTAAAAATATTCCATAAGTTGACATATAGTCTTTTTCTATGGGGTCAAAGTTTTTAAAAAACAAATTATTGATGCTAGCAAAAAATTCTTCAGACATATTTTCTGGTATTTTATCTTCAACATAACCCTTATATGGAATACCAAAGGTGCTTGTATCTCTTGTTTTAGTGTTTACCATTGGATCAGAAGATTCTTTTACTGAGGCTTCTGTCCATCTTAATCCCGCAGAAATTATTCCTTCTTCAATATCTTTATATAGATTTTCACTTTCAGGAATTACTTTATGATATACAACTATTCCTGGTGCTATTTCTTCTTTTATCATTTTTTACCACTTTCCTAATGGGCAAGTTGCTGCCTCTAGTTTTGTTTTTGCTGCCATAAAACAACCACACTTCCTACATTGTTTTGTAAATTTTATTATTTCTGGGCAAGACAAACAAATATTAAACCTTTCTTCTGCTAATAAATCTGTGCTTCTTGGAGCATTTGGATTTAATAGATCCCAAGGCTTTACTGTCTTATCCATTATTTTTTTAGCTATTTCTTCTTTTTCTTTTTGTGTATTTTCATAGTTTTTTTCTTTCCATTTTTCAAATGCTGTTTTTTCAGACATGTTATTCTCCTGTATAAAATTCTATCAAATGATACTCTCGGTCAGAGTTAAACATACCGTCAACCATTTCAGTGTCCCATCCCTCATAAGGAAGCCTAAACTCACCGTTTTCATCATATAGATGGCCTGGTCCTACGCCAGCATTCTTTGCTAATTGTTCTGGGTTTGGGTGGCGGTACATTTCTAATAGATCTGGTTTGCTACATAGAAGGCTTCCTAAAAAAGATGAAGTTTGTAATGTTTCAATTACTTCTCCGTTTTTAATAAAATTAACAATAGAGCTGTCATCATTTGTTGCAACGATTTCATCAGCAGAAAGCAATAAATCATAAAAATCTACATAAGTGGCAAAGGCAGCAACAACCTTACCATCCACACCAAAAGCAAGAGCCATTTGTTGTCTTCCAGGATACTTATCCCAGAAAAAATATATATCATTGTCTGTAATCATCTTTTTAGTATACCATTCCGTTTCTGTTTATGTCAAATTTTAGCAGGATGTTGTAAGTGATCCCGAGCCACCACATCCATATTGTGCGGCATCAGGTATACAGCATCCAGCAGCACCTTCTGTAGGCAAGCATCTTCTTGAATAAAATACTGAAGGACACGTAAATGGTGTTGGTGTTGGTGTTGGTGTAGGTGTAGGTGCTGGTGTAGGTGCTGGTGTAGGTGCTGGTGTAGGTGCTGGTGTAGGTGCTGGTGTAGGAGATACTGGAGCACAAGCACCCTGTTGTACTTGTGCTAGAGAAGTTGCACAATCTACTGTTCCGTAGTATTCATATCTAGCTGTTCTAGCCCCAATACTTGTTTTTAAAGTATTTGCAGTATATCCTGCAGGAAGTGTAGTCGTAGTAGAGCATGTAGGATTTTGAGCATACTCTTCAAGTTGGAAATCACAATTTGATGTAGCATAATAATATGTTGTTGGAGCAGGTGTAGGAGTTGGTGTAGGCGTTGGAGTAGGTGTTGGAGTAGGTGTTGGAGTAGGTGTTGGAGTAGGTGTTGGAGTAGGTGTTGGAGTAGGTGTTGGGGTTGGAGTAGGAGTTGGAGTGTAACCAAATGAACAAGCATTTTGTTCTGCTGCTGTTTGTGCTGCTGCTGCAGTTGATCTATACTTGTATACGGTTACGGTTCCGCTTGAATAAGAATCTGTATCTGTTGGCATAGAAGCTGCAGTAAATGGTCCAGTTACAGAGGGTTGGCTAATATAAGTTCCACTTGGGCCATTACATCTTGATGTTCCAATATAATATGTAATATTTCCACCTGGAGGTGTTGGAGTTGGTGTTGGAGTACCTGCTCCAGATGTGGTTCTGTCATATGCTAAAGAAGTCTGTATGCCAGTTTGATTTAGTCCAGAGTATATAGTTATTCCGTAAGAGTATATTGTATTTGGAGATAATCCTGTATCAGTAATGTCTACAATATTTGCATTTCCAGAACCCACGGTAACACCGTTAAGTCCTGCCTGAGTTCTATAAACTCTCCATGACTGAGTATTAGAACCAGTAAACGCTATGCTTGCACCTGTACTACCCATAAAAATAAACGGGCCATCGGTAAATTCTGGTATTTGAGCACATCCATTAGAATTTGCAGCAGCATGTTCCTTTAGTGCATTCACTGCATCTTGAGCCGATAGAGTACTATAAACAGCATAGTATGTATAGCCACCTCCAGAAGCTTCTGTATAGACCGCACTTCTATTTGTGCCTGAAATAATAGAACGGTCAATGTTGTATGTTGTAAAATTTGATCCTGCTCCAGGAGCTGTATTACAGCTACCCTGATAAATTGAATAATTTGCAAAGTAATATAGTACTCCAGAAACACCTTTTGTATTTAAATATACCGCAGTTATTTTTCTCCAAGGATTATCAGAACGACTATTTGGATCATTTGGATCATAAACAATAAGCATGTCACCTTTAAAAGCACTTGGATATTCAATAACTGAACCATTACCATCTACACTAATTTGACCAGAAGCAACGGTAAACATGTTTCTAAGTCCGCCAGATCTATAGGCAGTTATTTCAGTTGCACTTGATGATGGCATTACAGATATAGATCCTACTCCAGATACTGGAGCTGACTTTGCAACCTCAACATGCCTTGATAAATCTCCAAGAAATAATCTTTTTGCTTCTGCTCCTGTTTCTGTATTTGCTACAGTGCTTGTCTGAAAGATTGTATCTCCAGAACTTCCCTGAGATTCGTCATAAATTCCAAAATCAAATGAGCTGTTGCTTTTAATTGAGTAATTACCAAGTTTAATTGTTCCGTATGTGCCATTTAGTGTATCATTAATGGCTATAATTCCTTTTTCATTAATTTCCCAACCAACATTAATGTTACTACTGTTGGGAGGATAATATCCAAAACCACCAAGCCTTGCTTTTATTGTTCCTAATATATCTGCACTTGAAGCAAACAAAGATCCGTCATGTTTAACCCAAAAATTAGGACTAGATAGATTTCCTGCTTTAATGGCATAATCTGTGTCATAACCAGCAGTTAAAGAAATTCCTTTTGTTGAGTTTGATGTTTTAGAAACAACTTTAATTTCATAGGTAGCAGAGTCTAAAGTAATAAAAGATGAAGATATAACTCCGTCTTCAATAAGCCAACCACTTCCTTCTGTAGATCCAAACAAAGCTTTTTTGCTCCACAAGCTAGGGCTAACCTGTGATACTCCGTTTACGGTAACTGTTCCTTGACTTGAATATATTTTTGTGGTTGCTGCACCTGATGAATTAACTGCTTCAAGACCTAAAGATCCAAGCCGAAGTTTTTCTTGTCCTGTAGTTCCTGTTGATATAAGATACGAGCTATTTCTTATGTTTACATTTGCATCAAAATATGATTGCTGGTTTACAGTTATGCTACCCGAAATTGTTGCTGATTGTGCTGTTAATGCTCCTGTGTTTGTTACTTTAAATACCCCGCTACCAGCATTAATTAAATCAGAAGTTGTTCCGTCTCCAAGAATACTAATCTTTCTTGCAATTACTGCACCTGCGGGAGTAACGGAAAATTTAGCAAGGCCATTTGAATTATTAGTTACATCTGCTCCTGCCCAGAATGAATATGTTCCACTTCCAGACAGTCCAGCATAATTAGAACCATTAAGTTCTTCTATTCCATTTTGTGTGATAGTCCAGTCTGCAATCTTAGCGTTAATTGTTTTAAAGGTGTAACCTCCAGAACCAGCATTTGAAATTATTGATGTTGTAGGAGCGGTACCCGTGATAGCAGAACCATCGTAAGCAAAAATACCTGAAAACGAATTGTTTGTATTATAATAGCTATCAACACCAAGCAATATTCTTGCACCTGTTGATGCTGATGATCCTACATATATTGCTCCTGCTGTTCCACCAACTTGTACTGCATTCTGTATTAAAGATAGTGCGGGATTAACTGGACGTACCGTTCTTATTGATGAGGATAAAGAACGATTAAAGTAATTATCATAGTAAACCGCAACAACATATAAGTCATTATAATAGTTTGAAAACACATTAGCATTTGCAGTGCCAGAATATACCAAAGCTTGTGAGTGATAGTTTCCTGATGCAAGTCCATACTTAGAAACATCTATGTTATTGCTTATTGTAATTGTATATGGTCCCGATCCAGATATATCTGTTACATAGGTGTTTGGTTGAATTCCATTGCCTTGAATTTCCATGCCCTTAAAATCATTAACAGTTCTTCCAGATGGTAGTGTGTATCCTCCCCCTTGAAGAGAAACTGCACTAGCGACAAAAGTATTTGTTCCATTAGCACCACCTGAAGCATATGTATAGTCTATATAATCTGGTAAAGCGGTATTTGTAAATCCTGGATATAGAAAATATTGATAAACCTCTGCACGTGTTGCTCCGCTTGAGCCTGGTGTTTGAGCAAAAGTTTGTTGAGAAAAACTAATATTGTTTGTACCTATAGCATCTGTTACTAAGTTAGTGTTTAACCAAGTTTTTCCAGCATTGGCTGTTCCAGAATCAATAGTTACAGTAGAGTTTGAAATTTCTGACATTGAGTCAAAATTAGAAGCACGAATAAAAGCAGAAACTGATGCACCCGCTGTATATGAACCACCATAATAAGCTCTTTGAGAACCAGCTGCAAATAACTGTGCCACTGTATATCCTTGTCCTGGCCCAAGAATGTAGTCTCCTCCAGCAAAATAATAAGTGTTTCCAGTAAGTCTATGATTTAAACTTTGATTGTATACACCACTACCAGCAACATCAGCGGATGCAGTGCACTGAAAACTATGCAATTGTGCGTATACGTAAACACCATTTTGTTTTGAATCAGTTTGGTCTTTAAGTAAAACTCTGTCTCCAATGCTAAGCGTAACTCCATCAATGACTGGAGTTAATGAATTTGACAAAGTTAAAACAGTATTTATAAGAGTACCACTAAAAGAATTTTGAATATTAAGAGTTCCACTAATATTTCCAGTAGATGCAACCTTGGCATTATATGCATTAACAATATTAGTTGCACCAAAATTAAACTGTACTGTATATCCATCAATAGTATTTGTTGTTGCTATATTTGGAACAAGGGTGCTTAAGCTTGTTGTTCTTGTAATTGGTCCGCTAACAATTGTTGCACCTACTGTTTCAACTCCCTGGTTTGAAAGCACGGTAATGTATGCTTTAAAAGTTGAATAATATTCTCCAAATTGTCCATATAAATCTAGTGATGGAATCTTATATGATGTTTCTGCTCCATTAATTAAATGATAGTAATATGCATAAAGAGAATTACTTTCAGTTCCCCCAATATAAGGAACTAGTTTTACCTTTACGGTGTTACCAAAATTTGTTACTGGCTGTGCAAAATTAACTTGTATATCATTTCCAGACCATGCTATTGATGCACTTGTAAACTGTGTAGGAGGGTTTGTATTTACTGGCATAAATGGGTCTGGAGTAATATCTGCAATTTCAGAATAAATTGAAACTCCTCCAGATTTTGCAACATACTTAACTCTTACCCATCTATGTGCACCATCTGGAACATATATAACAGACACTGAGTTAGTGGTTAATGCTTGTGCCTGTGTCCATCCATCTGTAAGACTTACGTTTGATTTTACTGTTTCAGTTGTTATTTTTTCTTCAATAATTATGCCGTAAAAATTTTTTGTAAGTGCTGTTGCTAATTCAGTTCCCATTGTAACTGTATAATAATCTACACCTTTTCCAAGTGTAAAAGTAGGTTTTGGAAAAGCAGAAACATATGCAGCTAAAGTTGCATTTACATAATTTCCTGTTTGATAAAGGCTGCAGGCTGCAATTCCAACTTGATCAATGTTTGATGGTAATTCTATTCCAGTTCTTTGTAAATCAGCATCTAGAATTGTTAGTGTTTGTGAAGAAGAAGTTGTGTTTAAAAATTCTGATTGATACCCGAAACCAGCTCTTAGTAGATAATACTTATTGTTTGTCTTATCTCTTACCCTTACTAAAAATTTGTAAATACTTCTATTTTGTTCGTTTGTAGTATCAAAATCAAATGTAAGATCAATATCGTCATTGTCCCATGCAGCTGTAAGGTTTGTTACTCCTGCTGGTAAAACATCTTTTAGGTTTGTGTCATTTGAACTTTTGGTTACTGGGCTTATTCCAGATACACCAGATACATTAGATGAGGATGTTCCTCCAGAAACTAAAGCCTTACCATTAAAACCAATAATATCAATTTCTGCACCTTGACGAGATTTTGTTTGTGAAATTTTATTCCAAGCAACTCTTGGGTCATCTGCACTTATTGGAACTGTTGGATTTTTTGCAACAGACTTTCCACTTTGATATTTTGATTTCACGCAAGCCCCTTAATTAGGTTGGACCTATTGCTTGCCAATTTAAATAAAATGTTCCAGTTAAAGGAGAGGGACTTGAAGTTGTGCTTGTTGCTCTTGTTGCTCTAAAACTAAACTTATCTTTTGTTACTCCGTAGATGCTAAAAATTATATTATGGTTTGTTGCCGTAAAAGCTTGGCTACCCATCTCTATGGTACCAATAACAATTGGTTTAGCAGCAAATGTTGTTGCTCCAGATACGTTATCTCCAAAATCAATATCTCCATAAAATATTTGATCTCCTGTATTAGAAGTTGCTGTTGCTACAGCTATTTTTGTTCTACCATAAAGAATTTTTTCTGGGCCTACTGTAAACTCATGTACCCCATCTGTATCTGCATTCCAGTCAATTAAACCAGTACCTTGTACTCCAAAGCTATTTGTAATAGAGTTAATGCTATCACTATGCTGATTAATAACATTAATAACTTGGTGCCAAGCAGCTAGGTCTATGATGTTTGGGTCTGATATTTTTACATATGGCATTCTATTCTCCTATTTTATCAATTATACCACAGGGCCTATTGGATCCTGTTAAGTGTTAGTCGTGTATTAAGTCCTTGCTCAAATGAATGACTTACAGAACTTACAAAATACCTTTGGCTAGATATGCCATTAAGTGTGTATGTAAGGGTTATAATGTCTCCTACTTGAATTAGTGGATTACCAAATATATTTAGCGATACCGTTTTTGAAAAACCCTCAATTCCCATAGAGATAACTTTTAACATTCTTTTTGCTGCCTGCTTTGACTGTATCCATTCAGAGTCTAGCTGAGCCACCTCTGAGATATTAGATGGGTCAATAACTTCTTCTAAAATTGCTGGGTCTGAAGGAGCAACAATTTCATGAGTCCAAAGATTAAGATTGATTGTAAACTGATCAAGATCATCTGCTTCTTTATGAAGAAAAACAAGATTAGAAGAGTTATTTGCAATTGCCATCTTTGCTCTAAATCCTGTATTAATTGGTGTTGAGTATGCCAATGAATATTCATCAACTAACTTCTTTTGATAGTTTCTTTGGTCTCCTTGTTCATTACCTGGAAAATAATACCACATATATTCTACTGGAAGAACATCAACCGACACTGCTGCTGGTGTTGTATACTGAATATCATAATAATTAATTCCAGCTATCTCTGGTGTTGTTTGCATTATGTATGTTCTAGAATTACCATACAATGGTTGACCTTGAATTAATCCATTTAAAAATTCTCTGTCTTGATAAAAATAACTAACGCTTCTTTCTTTTAAGGGTTTTTCTGTAGCATGAATTTCTCTAAGAGATGCTGGAGAAAGTGAAGTTCCAGTATAATAAGTATTGTTTGTATGCAAATAAGGTACTACTTTTGGAAAACTGCTGGCAAAAAATCCAAACTTTTTACCTGTAGATATATCATTAGTAAAGTATGGTTTTTGCCTCATGCCTGTTGATCTGTTTACTTCTGTTGCTTTCCATCCAGATCCTCCAGGATTAGTGTTTATGTTGTAGTCGTCTGTTTTTGATTCGCTCCATCCAGTAATCTCTACATTGTTTATAAATACCGAAATTATTCTTTTTTGAGCTTGGGTCGTTCCTTTTTCTCCATCTGTTCCATCAGAAAGGTAGTGAACAACCTTTAGGTTAAATGGGTTATCTGTTACATAAGAATATGTTGTTGGGGATGTTTGAGTATTTTTTTTAATAATTTTTGGGAAACTATTTACAACGCTTGAGCATTGCCCAGTTACGTCTGCCCAAAAAGCAACACCACCAACTGGTCTGTGAATTAGTAAGTAATATTTATATTTTGGTGGAGAATAAAGGCTTCCTGTTTTTGAGTCTATTGAATTAAACCTTACAAGCTCAACAAAATATGCTCCAGAAGAAGATGTTTCACTTTGCATATTAAAAAATAATCCTGCAGAGGAAGCGTTTTGTTCAGGCATATCAAATTTTACAGAGTATGTCTGGTAACCTATATCTGTTTCACTTGTTGGAAAAATTAATAAATTATTAACTCCTGTATTAGCAACCTGTATTTTTGAAATACTTGGAAGGCTTTGATCTCCTGTTGATGGATCTCCACTATCAACAATAGATGTAGATATTGTTGAAGAAAGAGCACTATAGCTACCGTTAAAAACTTTTTTTGATAACCCTTTACTCTCAAGACTTGTTATTCTTGAATGGGCAGATGGAGAAGTTCCAAACATTCCACGCTGAACATTTGTTATATTTCCTGTAGGAGTAATAACAACATCATAGCTATTTTTTTCAGTTGAACCATTAGAAACTTTAAGTCCAACACTATTTTGCTTAATAAAATTATTAATCTCAGACTGAAGCTCAAGATCATTTTTTATTGATACAGAAATAGGGGTGCCGCCTTCTTTTGAAATTTCATATTCTTTATGTAAAAATGAAACAATTTCGTTTTCAATAAAAGCATATCCATCTGCATCACGATTAAATGTATGAAAAATATTTTGAAGATCATTAACGTTAATGCTCATAATATTATCGTCTATGCTCATTGAATTTTTTAGATAGTTAAACCCAACAGAGTCTATGCTTTGTTGCTGCCAAACAACATCATTGGAAGTGGAATAAGCAAAAGAAGGTGAGTTCTTAATTGCTGGATTTGTTACATTTTGAAGAGATGGAGATTGTTTTACTTTTGGTACTTGATATCTTAAAGAAATTTTTCCTGGTTTTGCTTTGTTTGATATTGAAAATCCACCCTGCTTAATATCTTTATCTGCAAGAGCTAAAGATGATCCAGAAGAGGAAAGGATTGAATGTAATCCAAGAAACTTCATAATTCCATACTCATCAATATATGCACCAATTTGGTAAGCAACAAATATTTTATTTAGTGTATCTAAAACTGTAGAGTCTTTTGAGTTGCAATAAAAATAAGAAATATCCATTGGCATGGCTTTATTGTTGCAAACGGTATACAAGGAGTCATAGTCATAATCAGTAAATCCAGCTGAATCTAATATATTAGTTATGATATCAAAAATGCTTTTTAGGTTTGCAACATAGTCTGGCACTGGAGTAGCTTGTAGGTATCTTGACACATCAAAAGATTGAATAGAAATTGTCTCTATATCGTTTTCATCCCATGTATCTGAATAAAATACTCCTCCAGGAATATAAGTTGATGCTGTTGTTGGAGATAATCCTAGTGTTGAATACTGAAAAACATTAAAGTTAACATAAAGTTTAATATTTTTTCTTAGTATGCTTGATAAAACAGTTGATGACTGGTCGCTTTGACTAGAAAAAATACTTACTGGTTGACTATTATTATTTAGCGGTATTGCAGATAATGTCATGTTGCATGAGTTAGAGTTTATTGATGAAATAGGCAAGGTGCTACTCTGTGAATCTATGGATTTATCTATTGATAAAGACTGAACAAATTCTGATACATTAACTTCAAGTCGTGGAGATATCTCAATAACCTGCATGCGCTTAAAGTCTGCTATTGCATCTGCACTGGTATAAGAACTAACCTGAGATCTTTTTGTTTCTGATACCTGTGTTACTGTTAGCTTACTTATTGTTGTTGTTTTACTTATTGTCCCGTTGCTAGTGAAAGCTGGCATTTCTGACCACTTTGTTTTTGTCCAAGAAGTTCCAGTCCAATAAAGGGTTAATATTCCAGTATTAAAACTATCTGAGTTTGTAGGAAAGGTAATACTTTGGCTTCCATCAACAGTAATCAATGATCCATTTACTAAAACATTAATTGTGGGGGTAGTAAGTAAAGTATTAAACTTAATAACAATCTTATTAGAAAGAATAGGTTTTTCATATATTCCAGTAATACTCTTTGTAGTTTCTCCTGAAACAAAATACTTATAGGGAGAAATATCTGTTGGAGGTAAACTCTTTACTCCTGGAACTGGAGAAGATGCAAAAAAGAAAGAAGGCATCTGAGTAACTGAGCTAATGGGTGAATAATTTGCTGGCGTGTAACCAGCTATTACTGGAGATAAAATTTTTCTATAGTTAGTTGGAAATGAAAGATTTGCATTTCCAGATGGTACATATGACTCTCCTGGTCTAAAATATGTAAATGGACTATCAGTTGGCCAAAGTTTTCCATACAGGTAGTCTGTGCTTGATGTTTTATATGCCTGTGGAACTGTAAAGTATATTACTGGATCTGGACTAATATCAGCGCCGTCTAAAGTATTAAAGTTAAGCTTATATGTAAAAGAAGAAATGCCAGTTGCTGCTGATGCAGGCAACCCAACGTATGTAATAATTTTTGTCCAGCCTAAAGAACTTACCTCTTCTTGTTCTGATCCAGCAATACCATTTGATCCAGATACATAAGAGGTAACCATAATTGGAGTTGGGGTGTTAGTTTTTACATATGTTATTACTTTACATGCATAAGCGCTATCAGCACTTACAGTATAAGATGCATAACTTTGAGTTCCCGACATTGTAAATTTTTGAGTTGTAAAGTTTGGTTTTGCATTTGCTGTTTCAGTAGAAACAGTACTAGTTGATGATGCAAATGTGCTTGACAAAAGAGTTCCCGTGTCTGCAGTAGTAATATATGGAGGATTAAATAAATTATGATTCCACTCTGCAGAAACAACAGGCACCATGCTTATAGAATTAGAATTTGAGAATACTGAAGAACTAAGGTTTGTTAACATTAGATCTCCGTAAACTCAATATTTATATCTACGTAGTCTGCTATTGGAGTTCTCTTTGAAAGAGTTTTTGAGAATGAAGTTATAAAAGCACTGTATGTTCTAGACCCCGTTGCATTTGTTACTGTATCTTCTGTTTGTGCTGTTTTAAAATTAGTACCCGATTCATCTGGAATTGCACCTGCGGCAGGATCGGCATTTAATTTAGATTCAATAATCTTAACGTAAACTGGTAACCCAGCATTAGCATTATAAAATGATTCCATCCAAGCAGCTCCATAGTTACCATCTGCTGTTTCTGCTGTTTTTGTTGGCAGGAATGTCCAGGAAGTAGAAATCTTATGCTTCTTGGCAACTACATATTTTCTCATAGTTCCATTAGCCATACGAGATGATGACTCAATTAGTTCTACATCTATTTGTACAGCCTGTCTATTATGGTCTGTTAGTTTATACCAGGTTGATCCATTGAGAGATATTTGAATTCCCGCTTGAATTTTATATGCCATTAATATGCCACCCTGTTTGACTTGTTATTTTTTGAAGAAATAAGATTAATTTTTCTTATTACTTGATCTGCAATATCATTAGCATTTGTGCTACCACCATTTACAGTCATATCAATATTATACACTGTACTGCCTGATGATGAAGAGGTATTTGATGTACTTACTTTTTGATTATTCAGGGCATCCATAAATCCAACACCATAATTTTGAACAGCTTTTGCTTGAACTATATATTCTCCATTAGATACTCTAAGCTGTGGAAGTCCACCGTTAGCAAAACGTGCAACTATAGAATCAGACATTCCTGTTCCTGGGCCCTTAATAAGACCTCCCATAGCTTTACCTTTTGCTTTTGCCTTATCTAGTGCAACATTAGCATTAGTTATTCTAACATCGGCTGTCATAGCAGATATTTTATTTTCTAGTGCTGTTATTTTTTTATCAAGGGCTAAAGAGTCTGTTTCTTTATTGAACTGACCAGTTTCAAATGATTTTTGTTGCTCAAGAATATTTGCGCCGATGTAATCTCCAGAGATTTTTGCCTGTATTGCATCTTTTGACAACTGCATTAATTTTTGCTGATATTCGTATTGACGTTTTAATCCATCATTTGCTTCATTTATAAGGTCACGTTTTGTTTTTAGTCCGTCAAGTTCTTTTTGAAGTCTAGCAATTGCAAGCTTTGCTTCTTTTGAAAGCACATCTGTATTTGCTGCATCATCTGGAACCTTCAAAGCATCTTGTGCCTCTTTTTGAATTTTTATTAACTCTTTAACCCTATCATCAGACATTTTTTTAAGGTCTACTTCTGTTCGTTTTTTAATATCATTTAATAAAGCATCATCTCCTGTATAAGAAAGAGCTCCAATCATTTCTTTTGATATTTGATCTGCAAGACCAAGAGAAACAGCTTTTAAAATAAGGATTTTGTCTGAAAAATCTTTTACTCCAGCAGCGGCTTTAGCTGCTTCTGGTTGCATATTTTTAAATGCTTCATTAAGCAAAACAATCATATTTGATTTATCTGGAATTTTTTGCAAAGTTGTAGTTAATGAATCAAACATTGTATTAAATTGTTTTCCATTAACTTGTCCATTAATAAAAGCAGAAGAAAGCCCATTTACATAAGTATTAACAACTCCTGATGCCTGTTTATACTGAGTTATTGATTTATCTAAGTCTTGTTTTGATCCAAAAATTTCTATTGTGGCAGGACCTTTTCCTCTACGAGAAAACTTTTTTATTTGTTTTTCAAAATCATCAAGGACTTTTGTAGGCATTTTATCAATATTTACAGAGCTAAAATCAATTTTTAGATCTGTTTTTTTTGCTTCTTGTTGAATTGCGTCAATAATAATTTTAATTTGATCTTTAGAAAAACCAGCGCCAAGCAATTCAAAAATTTTAGCATTTAATACTTGTGTTGCTTCTGCATTATCAAGATTTTTTAATGCTTTTACTGTTGGCTTATATTCTTTAAAAGCATCTGATTCTTTAAATTTTTCTGTTTCATTAATTTGTGCTGCCGTTCCAGAAGCAAATCCATTTTTCTTTTCTAATGCACTAATAGTTGGAGTTATTCCAAAATACTCTCCTAATTTTTCAAGTTGTTTTGTTGTTGTTTTTAATGCTATTGAAAACGCTTCTACCTTTTCTTTTGCTGCTTGCTGTGCTTTGTTAAGTACAAATAATGATGCTCCCACAGAAATAACAACTGCTGCTAATTTACCCCAGCCAGGTAAACTTTGTGCTAACTTCAATAAAAATGCACCAAAAATTTTAAGCTTTGGAAGGAATCCAGCTACTCCAATAAACAGTGCTTTAAAGTTTTTGGCACCCATTAATTGTGAAACTGTATTTGCTCTTGTTGCAGCAATTTCTAATAGTTTTGCCTGTGTAAGCAACTGTGTAACTGTTTGTAGTGCAAATATCGCTCCAGACAATGCAAATACCTTGCTTGATATTTCTCCAAGTCTTCCGCCAAACATTTGTGCCATTCCAGAAAGACTCATTAAAGCAAAGGATCCACTCTGTAAACCACTATTCATTCTAGCAAGTTTTGGGCTTGACTGTGTTAATGTTCCATTAAATTTCTTAAGCTGTTCTTCTGTTTTTGGAACTGAAACTAATTGTGTTGAAACCTGAGACATTGGAAGTGATGCTGGTGATCCTGCAGCTCTTGATGCTGCTCTTCTTGTTCTTTGAGTTGACTGCTGAACTCCAGATATGCTGGCATCACCAAGCTGTTTTCCAGCAAGCAGTGCATCATCTTGTCCATCTTTTATAGCACGAACAAATCCATTAGCAACATTTTTTCCTTCTTGCATTGCTTTCTTTGAGTCTGACGCTGAACTTGTTCCTTTTGCAATACCAGTTATTGCCTTGCTTCCAAGTTCATACCCTGCAATTCCTGCAACCTTAGCTTCATCTAATAGTGTTTTAGTAAATAGTTTAACATCACCATTTATTTTTGAAAGTTTAACTCTTACTTCCGTAGAAAGTTGATCATAAACAGCCTTAAGTTCATTTGTTGTTGACTTAGCTTCTTTAGCCATTGCGGGGGTAATCTTAAAAGCACCTTTAGTAGCATAAGGAATATTTTGTTCTCCTCCTACCATAACCTCCATATTTTTTCCGTATAGTTTTCTATTGTCTTTATATGATCCTCCAAGAGAAATTCTTTCTTGTCTTCCTCCACGAGCTGTCGGATCTGCTACAGCAGTAATTTTTTGCATTTTTTCATATGCAGCTTTTACTTTTGCATCTGTTTTTGCAACTGCATCATATGCATTTTTTGTAATCTTGTCAATATCTTCAGCTGTTACTGTAGTTACATCACCAAGCTGTTCAAACCCAGCTTCAATTTCTGTTGTTATTTTGCTGACTGTTCCTCTAATTTCTTTTATTGGAACTCCAGCTTTATTTAATTGATTGACTAACTCTGTATCTCTTACATTTGCATTTGTAATTAAATCTCTTTTTGCAAGACTAATAGGAGCAGTTTTGCCACTTCCTGTTTGACCAACCTTACTATTAAGCTCATCTGATATTGCTATTACTCTATTATCAAAAACATTAAATAATTTTTTAAGTCCGTTTTCACTTCTTAAAACCATTTCTTCAATTTTTTTACCTGCTTCTTGTGAAATAGTTTTTGCATAAGCAATTAACTTTTCTCCAGACATTTGCTGAGAGCCACCAAAGTGTCCAGAATTATAAGTTCCAGGTACATTTACTTGTCTGTTTTCTCCAAGAGCTGGTGCAGCAACAGAAGGAGTTTGCATCTCCATTCTTCTTTGCTTGTTTGCCTCTATTTGTGCAAGAGCTCTAGCATTTCTGGCTTGAATTTGTTCAGGTGTTATCTCTGGAAGTCTTCCACCATTAGTGATTGTTCCTCTAAAAGATCTTCCTGCATTTAAGTCTACTTTTGGTACAAATTGGCCAGTCTTTAATAATGAATCAATTGCTTCTTTATTATTGTTTACCGTTGCTGCATCAATAATTGCTTCTCCATTAGAAGCCATGATAGGGACCTTATCATCTTTAGGTCCACCTGGTCCACGAACTATTCCATTGTTTGCAAATTTCTTTCTTTTTGCTGGTGCGACCATCATTCCAGGGTTTGCTCCTACAAACCTTGCTGCTGCACTGGTTGCTGCTGTATAGGCCGCTATAAGCTTCTGAAGGGCCTCTGCCTCTACTGTGAACTGTTGAGTAAGGGTTGCATGTGCCTGGTTAAGAGAGTGTGCTGCAGCGGCGTTATCTATCTGCTCGCTGGTCATATACTGTGTTTGTTCACCTAAATTTTGTGATTGCCCAGTTAATCTTTGATATCCAGTACGAAGTGTTAAAAATAGTTTAATAATGTTTGCAACGCCATTGGCAAGCAAACCAAAAGTCATAAGAAGAACAGGTCCAAGGCCACCAATAACAGTAACCATAACGGTTATTGCTTTTTTGGTTCCGTCTGAAAGATTACTAAATTTGTCAGCAATATTTGTAACTACGTCAATAATTGGAGTTACAGTTTTTAAGAATGCTTCTCCAACTGGAACAATTGCTGCTTTAAGATCTTCAACAGATTTTTTAAATTTATTCATTGCAGAGCCAGCAGTGATTCCTAATTCTTTTTCTGATAGGTTTGCAAGGTCTCCTACAGATGCACCTGCTAACTCAAGAACTTTTGATGCTTGAGTTCCATCTTTTGTTACGTTTTGAAATAATGTTGAAAGACGAGCAAACTGAAATTTACCAAACATCTGCTCAATTGCTCTTGCTCTTTGAAGAGGAGCAAGTGTATCAAGAGCTTGTGCAAAACCAATAACAGTTGCTTTTAAATCTCCTTTATTATTATTAACAATTCCATTAATATCAATTCCTAAACCTTGAAGCATGTCTTTTGCTTTTGTACTTGGATTAATTAATGAGGCAAGACCAGACTTAAGTGCGTTAGCTCCTTCTGATGCATTAACTCCACCTTCTTTCATTGCCGTAAGGAAGAATGCTAAATCTTTTACATCTCCACCAAGTTGCTGGATTACTGGAGCTACTTTTGGAATTGCTGTAGTAATGTCATCAAGAGATACAACAGTTTGGTTTTCAACTGCGTTAAGAAAATCAATGTTTTGTGCTAAATCTGCACTTGAAATATTAAAAGCATTTTGAAGCGCAATTGTTGTTGAAAGTGCTTGTTGATTATCAATTTGTCCAAGAACAGATAATCTTGTTGCTTCTGTTGTTTGACGTTGTAGGTCTATTCCTTGAAAACCTGCTGCTGCGGCATCAGCTGCTAGTCCAACAGTGTCAGCAACAGCAATTCCATACTTAGTAAATTGTTTTGCTAAAGCTTGAACATCTTCAAGAGCCTGTTGTGTTTCAGCTTGTGGTGTAAATAAATCTCCATAAACCTTTTTAAATTTAAGAGCCTGTGCTTCCATCTGCATAAATGACTTTGATGCTGCTGCGCCGACTGCCATAAGTGGCAAGGTAAAGCCAACCATTAACTGACGGCCAGCCCACTGTGTATTTTTACCAAAGTTTAAAAGGTTGGTAGATCCTTGTCTCATTAACTGATTAAATAATGCTTGTTTCTGTGCTGCTAGCTGTAACTGTGTTGAATAATTTCCCATATCTAATTGATTAGGAATAATAGCAATAGCCTTCATTGCTCCAGAGGCATCTCTGCCCATCTTAATGTATTGTGTTTGTAATTTCTTTACACGATCTTCTGCTACCTTGCCAATTGTGTCATATTCTGACTTAAATAAGCGACCAAATGTTTTTGTAGATGCTCCCGCATAACGGAAGTATTCTCGCATTGAGAATTTATTCTTCTCAAGAGAATTTGTAAATGCCTCAGATGTTGTTTTGACAGTGCGGAGTTCTGCAGAGAAAGCTCCAATAGAGTTTACGCTATTAAGAAAATTTCTCTGCAGATCCCTCTGTGCAAGTGCTGCTGTTTCGCTAGACTTAGCGATTGAAGAGTGAAACTGTGATATCTGGCGCTGTAGGCTTTTTAGTTGAGCCAATGCTGCAGACGTATCAATATTTACGCCAATGTTAGCATTTACATCAGCCATGTATCACCTCTTTTAAGTTTTACTATTATGCAAGAATGTCATTAACAGACCCAAGCTCAATGCCTGATGCTGCTTCAACAATCTTATAGACAGTTGGAAGATCAAGAATGTCTTCTAACGCCTTTAAGTCTTTAGCCAATTCTGGCTTATACTGCTCCATAGCAATTTGTACGCATTCAACTAGAAGAGTCATTGACTTTTCATTATTGTCTGCCACCGCTGCCACACCTTCAAACTTCTTCATAAATGGGCGAAGAAGAGAAATCTTAAGAGGTCTAACCTCAATCTCTGTCCCATCAATGAGCGTAAGTTTGTTACTCTCATGTACTGTTGTTGCCATTGTTCCTCCTATATAGGCTATG